GAGCGTATTATGGTATGTTCATTGTTGGATCAATATCTTCCTCCTATCATGGAAGATGCGGAAGTAACAACGAAGGACAATCCTAATGTCCTTGCAGTGATGGATCTTCAGGCTCGCAGCTGGCGTTCGTTCAGAATTAATTCGATTATCAAAGTGGAGACAATGGAATGAAACTAAAAATTACAGGCTTGCGTGATACTGCGAAGCCGATGACAATTGATCCTGCACAAAATGGTACATATGGGCATATTGGTTCACAGGGTGGTACCGAACAGATGTTCAAGGGACTGATGGATCGTTTGCCTGCGGAACTAAAGGATCCATTCAATATCATTTGTTCGCGTGTGCGCGAGGTTGATTCCTCAAAGCGCAATTTGCTTTGGTTGCATGATACTTGGGACGATCCTGAGTCGCAGCACCTAAAGGAAAAGTCTAGCCTTGATCGGTTTGAAAAGCTTATCTTTGTTTCGAACTATCAGCAAGAAACATATAACATGGCTCTTGGTGTTCCTTATGATAAGGGTATCGTATTGCAGAATGCAATCGTTCCCATTGAGGATCATGTGAAGCCTGAAGGCACAATCAACCTCATCTATCACACCACTCCGCATCGTGGCTTGGAAATCCTTGCGCCTGTCGTTGACTTTATGACAGATCGAGGAATTGATTACCACCTCGATGTTTATTCGTCGTTTGCAATCTATGGTTGGGAACACCGAGATGATCCATATATTCCAACATTTGATAGGCTTCGCGCTAATCCAAATGTGACTTATCATGGATTTCAACCCAATGCTGTTATTCGCGAAGCCTTGAAGAAGGCGCACATTTACGCATATCCGAGCATCTGGCCTGAAACATCTGGTATCTCTGTCATTGAAGCAATGAGTGCTGGTTGTGAAATCGTATGCCCTAATTTGGCTGGATTGCCAGAAACAACAGCCAACTTTGCCACAATGTATGGCTGGACTGAGGATAACAATGCCCACGCAAATAGATTTGCTGGGATTCTAATGATGGCTATCAAAAACCATCGTGATCCTAACAATCAGAACAAGATGAATTTCCAAAAGATGTACGCCAACAATTTCTACAATTGGGATTATCGTATCCAGCAGTGGGTTGGCTTCCTTGGCGGACTCAAGGGTTGACAATCATCAAGCCATGTGCTATGATGTTCTCTAATATGAAAGGATCAATCCATGGCTAAGAGTCTGCTACAGATGGCACCCAAGAAGAAGGTGAAGCGTATTACACCTCGTGGGTTGGATCAGAAGTATCTTGGTGAGGAGCCAACTTGGGAAAACCAACAACTCCTCACCGAAGATGAAATCCAATCAAAGATCGCCGCTGCATATAATTGGTATAACTATTTTTCAAACTCCAAGATGAACCGTGAGTTCCTCGAGGAGTTTATGGTTGCTGAGGGTATGTCCAAAGCCGCATTGCAGATGATGAATAAGGTTGATGACCATCACATTCTTCCTAGCGTATGGAAGATGGCGCGTATGATTACGATGGGTTACGATGCTCCCAAAGAGCGTCGGATAATCCTATTCAATGATATTACCCAGATTGTGAAGCGCGGTATTGCTATCGCCGAGGCTGCGACGCCGCCATCGGCTATGTCCAAAAGCACGGTGACAAACAACCTGCTGGCTGATGTTGAGGGCATGGTAGATGCCAATGATGAACAGCTTACCAAGTTCTATGAACTCCTGAAAAATAAAGCACCGAAGCCGGCAATGGTTACAGATATTGCTAACTATTACCAGCCGTGGGTTGATGAATTGCACCTTGCTTACCTCGGAAAAGGTAGGAATGGTGAAATGCAACTCCGCGAAGCCTACGAGCATATGACCAAGAAACAAATCAAGGAGCGTATTGCTCTGTTTGAAGGAATCATAAATGATTGTAAGTCTTATGTGGGTAATAATCGCAAGGCTGTTGTACGCAAGCCACGCAAGACAAAGCCTAAGAGCGATACCGTTATCGTCAAAAGCCTCAAGTGTCAGAAGGAAGACGTTGATCTGAAAATCGTCAGCATTGATCCTACCAAGATCGTTGGTGCTAAAGAACTGTGGACATTCAACACTAAATATAATGTTCTCGCGCACTACGTTTCTGATACAGGTCTGTCTGTAAAGGGAACAACTCTTCAAAATGTAAATGATAAGTTGTCCTCGCAAAAGAAACTTCGTAAGCCAGATCAGGTGTTGCCTGGTATCACTGGATCTACATCCAAAGCTGCCATCAGGTCGTTTGAAGCTATCACAACCAAGGCCAGTGAACCAAATGGACGAATCAACGAACACACAGTCCTTCTTCGTGCAATCAAATAATGTCGTAAGATTTCCAAAAAATAATCCTCGCGCACATGTGGTCGTGATAGACGACAATGACGAGGAACGGATCAAGTTCAAGCATGACTTTGTAGACCAAGCGGTACATGATGTTGGCAAAAAGCTTATGTACCTCTTGTCAACCAAAGGCTTCGATATAACTACGCCAGAGTTTAACGATAGCTATACGTTCACGTTGGAATCCCTTCGTGCTACTCTCTTGCAGTCCATGGGTGTTAGCCATCCTTTCCTCATCTTTATCAATGATTTCATAGAAGGTTTGAATAAGCTTGAGGAAGAGCTTGACGACGACGAATGATCCGTGTACTATACATAATGAAATAAGGAACAGTGGTAATGATTCTCGTTGACTTCAGCCAAGTTATGATTTCCAATCTAATGATGCAGTTGGCTAATAACCAACAGAAGCTTGACGAATCCATGGTACGCCATATGGTTCTTTCAAGCCTGCGTATGTACAAGCAAAAGTTTCCCGAGTATGGCGAGATTGTCATTTGTTGTGATGGTCCGTCGTACTGGCGTCGTCAGGTATTCCCTCACTACAAGGCCAATCGTAAAAAGAACCGTGATAGTTCTGGACACGATTGGGCTACTATTTTTGATTCGCTCCATAAGATCCGTGACGAGATTCGCGACAACATGCCATATCCTGTGCTAATTTTTGATCGCGCAGAAGCTGACGATGTTATCGCAGCTCTGTGTCACGCATACGGCGAGACGATGAACTTGCCTACCGCTGAAAAGATCCTCATTCTTTCCAGTGATAAGGACTTTGCGCAGCTCCAGAAGTATGCAAACGTCCAGCAATACTCGCCTATTATGAAGAAGCATATTGCTATTGATAACCCTGAGCGGTTCAAACAGTACCATATTCTTCAAGGCGATAGCGGCGATGGTGTACCTAACTTCCTATCCGTCGATGATACCTTCGTATCTGGTGGTAGGCAGAAGCCACTTCCCAAGAAGAAGCTTGAGGAATGGACTACGCTACAGCCCGAAGCATATTGCACTGGTGAAATGCTGCGGAACTATTATCGCAATAAAAAGCTTGTCGATCTTGATGAGGTGCCTGAGGAATTGCAGACGCAATGCGTTGAGGCCTATCGCTCATACGAGCGTCAGCCGCGCAGTAAGATCCTCAACTACTTCATTCAGAACCGCTTGCGTAACCTAACCGAATCTATCGGAGACTTTTGATGACGGATCGTTTAGAGCGTGATATCACTGCGCTGGAAAAAGAAATTCGGCAGCTAAAGACAAAGCTGGATAATTCCATCATTGATATTCGTGCTGTCAATTTTTATGGTTGGGTTCAACCGATGTGGGATGGATTCTCAGTTCCTAAGCCAGAAAAATACGAGACAGTGGTCCGCCACGAAATTCAATACAAGCGCCAAGGATCGCCTGAGTGGGTGCCTATTCCCACAATCAACCGAGACGATGAAAATTCATATATACAGATTGAAATACCAACTGGAGAACTTGAAGAATGATTGATATGGCAAAGTATGCCGAATTTGTTATGGCTGTGACGAGTAAGGAAAGCCGTGTAGCTGCGGATTTTCTTGACAGAGTGCGTGAAATACACTATGATAAGGATACAGTCATCAATGTGCCATTGCTTCTGACTGCGATGATTGGCTTGACTAGTGAAGCTGGTGAAGCACAAGAAATCCTCAAGAAGGTTTTGTTTCAGGGCAAGCCATATACCGAAGACACTCGGTTGCACCTAATCAAGGAACTCGGTGACGTAATTTGGTATTGGGTCAATGCGTGTAATGCGTTGCAGATTGATCCGAATAAGGTAATTGCATTGAATGTGGAGAAGCTTCAGGCTAGATATCCTGGTGGCACGTTCGATGCCTTCTATTCTGAAAATCGTAAGGAAGGTGATATCTAATGGTTAAGAAGTTGGTGTTGGTCGAAGCAATCTCGCAGTACCGCATGACGTATGTGATGGAAGTTGAAGACGATCCTAAGCATGCCTTGGATGCGCTCACACTGGGAGAGGCAACAGAAGAAATGAGTCAGGAGTGGCTAGGTGAAACTATTTTCTCCCATCAAGAGATTACTGATGAACAGTATCTCAAAATTTTCAACGAAAGAAACGGTTACCTCGAAACCTGGACCGACGATCAAAAGCGAAAGTTCATTTATCGAATTGACTATACAGGAGGATCCGTGGATGAATAAGCGACCGCCATTAGCCGGTATTATCGCAAAGATTGAAACTCAAAAGACGAAGGCTAAACAGGTCGAATTTTTGAGAAAGTACAGTTGCAAGGAACTAAAGATTGTCCTTGGTTATGGTATGGATCCTGGTGTGAAGTGGTTGCTTCCCGAATCCGATCCACCATACAAGCCTCTCGAGGAGTCTACCGATCAGGAAGGGCGCTTCTATAATGAGATCAACAAGCTTGAATATTTCATTGCTTCGCCTGAAGGTTTGAATGTCAATCAGGTTCGCCGTGAGGTTCTTTTCATTCAGATCCTTGAGACAATTGATCCGCGCGATGCAAAGCTTCTTTTGCGTATGAAGAACAAGCAATTGAAGATCAAGGTCGATGCAGTCAAGGAAGCATTCCCTAATCTAACTGCTAACTGGTAAGGTAAAATGAACACAGCATTTGTTATTGGTAACGGTATGTCGCGCACTGGTTTTGATTTGCTTCGCTTGAAGCCTTTCGGTACCGTGTTTGGTTGCAATGCTCTTTATCGTCAGTACCATCCTGACTATGAGTTGCCCGATTATCTGGTGGCTATTGATGAAGGTATCATGCGCGAGATTGAAGGTTCCGACTTTCCGTCCAAGCGCGTGATCTTTCCTCCGATTGACGAGCGGTGGGAACCCTCTTCATGCAATCAGGGCCGTCCGCGTAGCAATGCTGGTATGAATGCCATGCGCGAGGCTATCAAGTTGGATTTTGACCAGCTGATCTGCCTCGGGTATGATTTCCTCATCAAGGATCCCGCTGCGTCTGTGTCCAATCTTTTTCATGGTACAGACAACTATGGACCCGAGACACGCGCAAGCGCGAACGACAACCCTGGGCGAATTCGCTACCTTCAGTGGCTCGTCAATCAGCATCCCGAGATTGATTTCATTTTCATCTTCCCATCTGATGCTATCGTGACGCCTATTGAAGGTCCTAACGTGTTTATCAACACCTACGAAAACCTTAAGCAGTTTACAACTCAACTCGTGGATGCCCAATAATGAATTATCCTGCAGCACTGGATCTTGCAGCTTCAATCTTCATCTGGTTTAGTTCGTCAGCCTTCGGCTACTTTGCAGCACGATGGTTCTGTCGCAAGTACCTCGATAAGAGCGAAGCCATCGCTCTTGGTTCGGTGTCGTCGGATGATGTTATGGACTTCACGGATGACGATGAGCCATATGTGCCTGTCAAGGTCTCGAAGGAGCATGGACTCCTTTATGCTTGGTTTATGAATAACAACGTATTCGTAGGTCAGGCTGAGTCCGATACCGAAATGCGCTTGCTAGTTCAAAAGCATCTGCTCGACCAGTTGGGCTTGAAGGTAACCTACGCCTACGAAGAGCCAGAAAAGGTTGCATAAATTGTTACCTTGACAATAAGCCCTTGACCTGTCATACTGTAAAGAGTTGACAAAAGGAGCTCAAATGTCGCGCATTCAATTACTTATGACTAAACATAAAACTACTAAGAAAAGCAAAGTAGTCGTCAAGTATGAGTATATCAAAGCTACCGAGCGTTATGTAGAGTACAGTCTAGATTTGATCGAAGCGAAGAAAGAGTTGCAAGTATGTGATTTTGCTACGAAATTTTCGCTCATGCGTTTAATAGAACAGATCGAGTCAAAAATAGCATACCATTACAAGCACCCTAACTTTAACTTAGCAATAGCTACTGCACAGGTCAAGCAAGCACGACGCTTGCTCAAACTGTAACAAAAATATTACCAAAATAACCTGATTTTAGCCAAATTATTTTCTCTAGTGATTTCAATGACTTAGCTTTCGGTTCTCGCTAAGTTGTTGATTTCACTAGAGTTTTTTTATAGGGGGTCGCCTTGACAACCGACGGGTGACCAGCTATTATAAGAATATAAGATGAGTTGAGAGACAAGAGAGACCTTGAGCATGACAATAGCAGACACCGCCCTGATCCTTTCCCCCTTTCTTGCCCTTGCGACCATCATGCTCGTGGCTTTCGCCATCGTCCACGTCCTCGACAACCGCTAACAGGAGCACAGCAATATGGAATATGCAACCTTCACCGCCGTCCTTGTTATTGTCGCGTTCGTGTCGTTTTGTGTCGGCGTCCGAATGGGTTCCGCCTACGTGGTCAAGCGTATGACTGAGGAGTTCGGCAAGTGAATACCGACACCGTACCAGAGACCGACGATTACCAGATTCCCTACGTTTCCCTTCGCTAACAGGAGCTTCACAATATGACCAGCAAGTTCATCGTTTACGGCAGCCATTACGGTTCTGACGAGCTACCCGAGATCGTCGCCTATGCCGCTACCCGCACCGAGGCCGAGGCTATCATCGCCGGCGAGCCGACCGAGATCATGGAAATGGCCAGCTTTGATTTTTATCTGATTGCCGAAGAGTTTGGCGATAGTGTTCGGTTCACGTCCGACGCAATGTTAGGAGGCTAAAATGTCCAAAGTGGCTATCCGACCAAGTGTGGCAGAATTCCTTGAAAAGTATCCGACCGTTGATGGCTATACCTTGCTTTGTGTTTGCGAGGAAATCAACCGTCGTACCGGTGCTGGTATTGGCGCTTACGGAATTCTGACGCAAGCCTTGCTTCTCGACAACGCCGGAGAATACTTAGCCCGCGTTTGCGAATCCTTCCAGAACCAATCTTCCAACTGAGGTAAATGAAAATGGCTACTCGTTCCGCTATCGGCTTCCAGGAATTTGACGGCACCGTGACTGGCATTTATTGCCATTGGGATGGCTACCTCGAGGGCGTGGGTCGCACCCTTGTTGAGAACTATTCCGATCTGAACACCGTCCTTGCCCTTATCGACCACGGCGATGTTTCATCCCTTGATCGGACCATCGGCGTTGCTCACCCTTTCTCCCGCTTCGGCACCGACCTGACTGACCAACAGTGGGAGTCGCTTTTCGGCGGCATGACCACCTTCTACACCCGCGACCGTGGCGAGGATACGCCTGCGCGTGACTTCACGGACGCCGATGCTTTCGTGGCCCATTACAGTGATTGCGAGTTTTTCTACCTGTTTGACGGCCACACCTGGTCGTACCGTACTCGCCGTACCACGGACTTTGTGCCCGTGACGGCCGAACTCCACGCTTGACAATCCGTTCCATACCAGCTACTATTAGAGAATAGAAGGAGAGACCGAATGGCACATTATGGCTTTCACGAAGCACTCAAGCATGGCTTTGTAGTCGCGTCCGATCCCGCGCTGGATTGGGTCGTGGTCTGGAATGGTTCCAAGACCTTCAACGTGTATGACCTTTGCACCGACGCCAACTGGAAGACCGGCCTGAACGAGGTTGATATGTTCACGTCGGATGTGGCTGACCATGAAGACGCCAAGCAGTCTGCCCAAGATTATTTTGCCCGCATATACGCCAACTTTGAAGAGATCGAACGGAGTGCCCGCTAATGACCAGCCTTTATATTAACCAGCGCGATGCTTGGAATGTTTCCGACTATGTGGAACAGATTATCTCACTTTCCGAAGCTTCGGAAATTCCTGGCGTGAATGAGCAGATTGCCACGCTTCGGTATGAGATGCTACATAAGTTTACCAAGGAAGAACTTGAATCCCAGGGCGTTGTCCCTCTCAACGGTTAAGGAGTCACAATATGCCGAATTGGTGCAGCAATACCATAAATATCTCCCATGAGAATCCCGAGCAGATTGCTAAGTTTGCAAAGGCCATGGAAGATGGTAATCTTTTTCAGACCTTCGTTCCGCTTTCAAGCGGCGAATGGGACTATGGTACAGCCGTCGAGGAATGGGGTACCAAGTGGGACGTGAATGGTGGTGATTTTAATATAGGTGATCCTACGACAGAAGGTTTTGGCTTCTTTGATACGGCCTGGGGTCCTCCGATTGCTTTTTATGAAGCACTGGAAAAGCTTGGTTTCCAGATCCACGCAACCTACCACGAATCAGGACTTGCATTCATTGGGCAATGGTCTAATGAAGATGGCGACGAATGTTTCGAATATGACTTTGAAGACGAGGACTGGCGCGATGGCATTCCAGAGGAATTAGTTGACGAGCTGGAGTTTGAATACGAGTGCTGGCTTGAATCTCAGGAAGAGAATGAGGAGGAAGACTGATGCCGTATAAGACCGTTGAAGTCTGGGTTGATGATGAAGAGATAAAGGATATCGAGGACTTTGATGACCACGATATCATTACCGAGTTGGAATTTCGTGGGTACTTCGTCGAAAAGGCAATTCCTGGTGAGACCACGGACTCAATTGCAACTGCAATATGGACTCTATACCAAGCATATATAACCGAGAGTGATGCTGGTTTCAGACGAACCGCAGCTAAGGTATTCTGGGAACATTTAGGAAAGACGGCCTAATGAATGAATTGCTCCACGCCGAAATCAAGATTAGCTTTATGAACTGGATCCAATCCGAGATTTATCGGATCAAAAATGAAAATCCAGAAATGCGTGTCGGGCGTATCGCTCAGGATGTGACTGACACTGCGTTTGCTGTTTTGCTCGGCGTGTGGGAAACCTCTCACGGTGCAAAGCAGATGGCCGAAGAGTTCTACCAAGTGGCTGACGCAATGGTGGCTAAGGCTAACCGCTAAAGGATGATAATATGTTGATTGGTCTCTGTGGTCTCATTGGTTCTGGTAAGGGTACCGTCGCTGAATATCTCATGGAAGAGCATTACTTCCTTGGTGCTTCCTTCGCTGAAAAGCTGAAGGACGCCTGTGCTTGCATCTTCGGATGGGATCGTGATATGCTCGAAGGCGATACGGTCGAGAGCCGCCGCTTGCGTGAAATAGTTGATCCCTGGTGGGCCGAACGGCTTGGTATTCCTCATTTCAGTCCTCGGTTTGCGCTCCAGCATGTCGGCACTGAGGTCATGCGTGGCACATTGCATCCTGATATCTGGGTGTTGGCTACCGAGCGAATGCTGAGTTATCACATGTCCCTGGACTTTTCTGAGAACATTGTTATTGCCGATGTCCGCTTTCCCAACGAGGTCGATATGATTCGCCGGCTTGGCGGGCAGGTATGGCATATCCAGCGTGGCAGATTGCCCGACTGGTTTGGCTTGAAGAATCCCGCTGGCGTCCACGAGTCCGAATGGGCTTGGAATAATGAGACCTTTGACCTGACGATCCACAATGATGAGACGATGGGTAGCCTATACAGAAAGGTTGACATCATCCTCCAGAAGTGATATGATGTTTCAATGATAGGAGATCAGGCATGAAAGTTGGCGATGTGGTAACTGTCCAAGTCCGCGATCCTCGCAATGCAGCCATGTATTGTGCTGGCGTAATCCGAGAGTGGAATCAGTACACCGGCACCATCGTGCCTAATCTCAAAGGTTTTGGCCCTGATGTTTTCTGCCTGTCTACGGGTGATGCAAAGTTTCCCGTGCGCGTGATAGAGAAGGCTAGGACCACATTCTATCGTGCTGAGTTCGAAGGTGCTACTGTCACGCCTACATCCAAGACCTTCATCGTCAAGGGTTCAAAGCCCGGCTCGTCATACACTGTAACTTGTGATGGTTCGCACTGGAGCTGCACTTGTGTTGGCTTTGGTTTCCGTAAAGACTGCAAGCATGTTCGGGAGTGCAAGTGATGCTATATGTCCTGATCGTAGTGACCAATGTCTACAATGGCGTCACAGTCAGCCAACAGGAATACAAAGGACAGCAGGCTTGTGAAGTCGCTGCTATCGTTGTCCAAGAGGCTGCTAAAGATTGGGGACATGGAGCCAAGACTCGATGTGTGGTGAAGTGATGATGGCCATTCTTGGTATCCTCGTTGGTGTGCTACTATGCTCTATGGCAGTTGCAGCTATTCTGTGGATGTGGATGATGATTTATAGCATGTTCAAAAAGGAAAAAGATGATGAATAAGAAACTTATCAATGAACTTGCTGAAAAGGCTTATTTTTTAATTGAAAACGATAAGATTTTTGCACCAGATGGATTTGATTCTATCAACTATGAGCTTTTAGATTTTGCTCAGTTGATTATCAATGAATGTGTTGGAATTTGTATGATAGAATATGATACAGGATTAGAAATGGCACCACAGGCTCCTTGGATTGCTAAACAGATTAAAGATCACTTTGGAGTTGA